GCTGGGGACTCGTAGTGCCGGGGGCGCGCATCGGCCGACAAACGCGCAACAACTCTCAACAACTCTGACAAATGCCAGCCAATCCAAACATTTACTTCGACATCGAGACCGGGCCTCTACCGCTCGAGCAGCTCAACATCCCAGCCTTTAACCCAGCCGACGTGAAGCTCGGCAACATCAAGAACCCCGACTTGATCGCCGAGAAGCTCCAGAAGGCCGAGGAGAGCCACACGGCCGACTACATCCGCAATGCCGCCCTCGATGCCTTGTCGGGCCAGGTGCTGTGCATCGGCTACCGGGTCGATCACCAGGAGCAGAACATCCTGTGCGCCGATGCCGACGGCGAGGCTCATCTGCTGCGACAATGGTGGGCGCTTCTCAATTACTACGAGCGCCAGCCTCAGCTCATCGGGTTCAACATCAAGGCCTTCGACCTGCCCTTCCTGATCAAGCGCTCCTGGCGCCACAAGATCATGCCGCCCTACTGGCTGAGGAACGGCCGCTACTGGAGCGACCTGGTGGTCGATCTGCGCGAGGTTTGGCAGTTGGGCGACAGTAGGGCGCATGGGAGCCTCGGGGCGATCTCAAGGCATCTGGGGCTTGGCGATAAGGCAGGCAATGGGGCTATGTTCTCCGAGCTGTTTAAGACTGACCGTGAGGCGGCGATCAATTATTGCCTGCGTGATGTCGAGCTGACCCAAAAAGTGGCTGACATACTGATGCCGGCCTACTGAGGAGCAACCATGACATGGATACTTCCCAGGCAATTACACACCTTGGCCTGTGCGCTGGATACGGAGGCATTGAGCTTGGACTCAAACGAGCAATCCCAAGTCTGCGCACAATCGCTCTTTGTGAGATCGAAGCCTTCGCAATTGCGAATCTGGTCAGCAAAATGGAAGCGGGACTCATGGACCCGGCACCTATCTGGCCGGATCTTAAGACCTTCCCTTGGGCAGCGTTTCGCGACCGAGTGGACATCCTCACTGGGGGCTACCCATGCCAGCCCTTCAGTGCAGCAGGGCAGCGTAAAGGTAAGCAAGACCCGCGGCATCTTTGGCCGTTTATTGCAGATGGCATTCGACTTCTCAAACCCAAGTGCTGTTTCTTTGAGAACGTCGAAGGACATATCAGCTTGGGGCTGTCCGACGTCATCGAAGACCTGGCAGGGATGGGTTACAGAACAACGTGGGGCATATTCAGCGCGTCTGAATGCGGAGCGCCTCACCAGCGCAAGCGGGTGTTCATCCTGGCCGTCGCCAGTGGCTTCAGAGGTGCGCCAGGGCTTTCAGGATCGTTCCCGAGGCATGAAGGGCAGTCAGGAGAGTCTGACGACAGTGGTGATCAAGGGATGGCCGACTCCAAACTGCATGGATGTCATCACACCGACGAGAGATCTGACGCAGATGGAATCCAAGGGTCACTGGGGCAAAAGCATGAACACTGGCAAGCTGTCAGAGATGGTCAACTATGGCCCAGCCGTCCCGGCGAGCAGCAGTACGCTTGGGAGCCGCCCAGAGTCGTTGGCGACCAAAGACGGCAATTGGACGACTCCGGTAGCAACGGACACGGGAAGGACGACTCAATATCAACAAGGAGGGAAAGCATTGTCGATGCAAGCAGCGCAGCAATGGCAGACAGCCACTGTGTCGACCGGAGCGAACAGGCAGAAGGACGGGAGTATGACCGACAAGCTGGATCAGCAGGTGAAGAACTGGGCGACACCGAGGGCCGAGATGGACTCGGGAGCGCACAACGGGATCCCGGACACGTTGCACAGCCAGATGAAGGCATGGGCGAAGCAGTCATGGCCGACACCGGCATCAGCGGGAGTGACAGGAGGTCCGACGGGTCTAGCGGGCGGATCAGGCAACCGGGAAAAGTTAGCGTTGATGCTACCGGATGCGGAGGCCAGGGCAATGGGATGCGGCAAACTCAACCCGCGGTGGGTTTGCACGTTGATGAATGTTCCAGTGTTCTGGGTCAAGCCTTGACACTCAATCCTCATGTGGGTAATGTGTTTTGGAATGAGACAATATTTAAGAAAACAAGGGCCAGAGAAGTTCTGTTTGAAGTGTGGCACCAAGCTAGAACGGAAGGTTTTCAATGGGAGACTGGAAGACTTCAGCGTTTTCTTGAGGAGAAAGTACTGCAATCTGGAGTGCAGTTGGACGGCTTCACTCAAAGAATCTGTTTCTTTGTCTGGTGCTTACAAACGGGCTACCAAACTCAAGGCTGGGGTCTGCATGGAATGCAAGTGTACGAGTCTTCTCGGAATACATCACAAGGACAGGAACCAATGGAACAACTCAAGCGAGAACTTGCTTACGCTATGTGCCAGTTGTCATACGAGATTGCACTGGAAAGAGGGCAAGACCCCGTGGAAACAACGCGCATCATGCAAGGTGTGCGGGAATCAAGCGAAAGGTCATGGGCTTTGTCTGAAGCACTACCAGAGATGGAAGAAGTATGGCGATCCACTCTTGACCAAACGGTCTGGGAGAACGGGTGCTTTATCGAAGCAGCCTCAAAGGGAAATCGAACGGATGAACTCCGACTCCTCGGTAATGGTGTTGTCCCAGCAACAGCAGAACGAGCCTTCAGGATCTTAATGAGTGAGCTGGACATCGACCATCCTGTCAGCTAATGAAGACCAGTCAGCGTGAGCCGTGAGAAGCCAACGTCGACACCACAACTACAAGCCATGTTCAACCCACTTTTCCCCACTCTTTCCGTGTCACGTCCCGTTGCTTGTACGGGAGTTCTCACCGCGGATTGGGTGGGGTTTTCCGTTTGATACATGACCTATTCCGAAAAACTCCAACATCCGCGGTGGCAGAAGAAGCGCCTGGAAATAATGTCTAGAGACGGTTTCCAGTGCGTAAAGTGCTCGTCTGAAACCAACACACTGACGGTTCACCACTTTTACTACGTTTCGGGAAGAATGCCTTGGGAATACCCAGGGGGATCAATGGCAACGATGTGCCGAAAATGCCACTTTGAAGGTCACGAGGATTCGCAGTCGTTTCCAACCTTCTTCACCTCTTGGGAGCTGTCAGCTTGTTGCGAGATCAAGCGCCAGATTCAAATGAGCCAGCAGGAGATAGATCACGACAAAGGTGTTTTGTTCCTGGTAGAAAAAGCTGGCCAGGAGGCTGGCTGGGCTCCGTTTGAGACAATGCATCTTTTGAAAGACGCCGCGGAACACGGAATCATGACAGCAGCATGGCTGGCTGACCTTTCAAAACAGGTGATTGCAATCCAAGAACAACAAGCCTTTAACCAATGAGAATCCGCACAATTAAGCCGGAGTTCTTCCACCATGAGGGACTGTTTGAGGCAGAGCTGGAAACCAAGCTACCGATCCGAGTGGCCTTCGCCGGCCTCTGGTGTATTGCTGACCGCGAAGGCCGTTTCAAGTGGGAGCCCAGGCGCATCGGTGTGCAGGTTCTACCCTACGATGGAGTCGACTTTTCACGCGTGCTCGACGCGTTGACCACGCGTGGTTTCGTTTTCAAGTATCGTGTCGATGACGAGTATTTTGGATGCATTCCGAGCTTCCTAAAGCATCAAGTGGTCAACAACAAGGAAAGGGCATCAATCCTGCCGGATTACTCGGAAAATGGGGCAATTAACGAGGAAATCGACGCGTCAGCCACGCGTGAGCCACGCGACGACGACGCGTGCCACAAGGAAGGGAAGGGAACAAGGAAGGGAAAGGAAGGAGTTTCCACGAAAGAGCTTCCTCCTGACCTTGAAGCCTTTCGTCTACGTGTTGGTGCTATGCTTCGCCGTAGGCCTTCAACCAAATGGTCTACCGGTGAGATGAAAAAGCTCAAAGAGGTGTTCGACTTGAACACACCTGAGGAAGACCTCGTTCGCCTGGAGCAACGCTACAAATCCAACGACCCATATCTCCGGCGTGAACTTGAGACTTTGTTGAACCACTGGAACGGTGAGATCGACAAGACTCAAAGCGATCTGATCTCAAGCAACAACAAGCTAGGCGCTTCCAGCCTAGATATCTCCAACTGGCAATGAGCGACCCCTACTACGCCCAGGACGACGAGTACGGCCTGATCGGTGCCTGCCTCTCCGGCGGTCCCGATGTTTGCTACGAGGTATTCGCCCGTATTCCCCCGGATGCAATCCAGCAGGACAAGCTCCGACAGGTCTACGAGATCACCAAGGCCCTGATAGGCAGGCACGAGGCAATCAGCCTTCAGACCGTGGTCAAAGAGTGGAAGCGCTCTATTCCTCAATTGAGCCCCCCTTTTGAGGAATTGAACCGCTGCGACGAGATCTGCGCCAGCCCGGCCAACTATCCCGAGTTCGCCAAAGCTGTCCTGGAGGCTCATCACCGTCGCCATCTACGATTCACCGGAGACAAACTGATACGCGATTCCGCTGTCTCCACCCTCTCGGTAGATCAAATCGTCTCTAATGCCGAAGCAGGCCTCACCGTTGAGGCCTCCAAGGAGGAAGTACAATCATCCAAATCTGTTGTAAGTCGGTTTATCGACAGCACCCAGGAAAGGTTCAACCGCAAGGGCCAGCTCTCAGGCATCACATCGGGCTTCTATCGTCTCGACAAGTTGACCGATGGTTTCCAGCTCGGTGAGCTAGCCATCATCGGAGCTAGGCCATCGATAGGTAAGACGGCCATTGCCATAGCCATTGCCAAGGCAGCAGCAATTGACCAACGGGTACCAACCCTTTTTATTAGCCTGGAGATGTCCGATGAGTCTATCGTGCGCCGTATGGTCTCGACCGTAGGATCCATACCGATGCAGGCCATCAAGACCGGTGAGATGGATGAAGGAGGGATGAAGGCTATGGGAGTAGCAAACGCTAAGGTAGCCAGCAGTCCTATTTACTATGTGTCGGGCTCAGGCATATCCAGCATTGCCACAATCACCGCGGTAATACGCCGGGCAGTACGTAAGTGGGGAGTCAAACTAGTGCTCATAGATTACCTTCAGAAGATTCACGGCAGTAAGTCAGCCGAGAAGAAGACCTATGAGATTGCGGAAGTATCGGGCAAGCTGAAGGCAGTGGCCTCCGATACTAAGACAGCCGTAGTTGCCCTGGCTCAACTCAACCGGGAGAACGAGAAGGACAAAGGCCGAGTACCGCGTCTCACTGACCTAGCCGACTCTGGTCAAATCGAGCGTGATGCCGATCTGGTGCTCCTGCTCAACCGGGAGCGCCATGAGGCCAACGGCGAGGCCATCATCGCCATTGCCAAGCAGCGCGACGGTGAATGCGGCATCGTCCCTCTGTGGTACGAAGGCCAATACTGCCGCTTCACAGACCCATCACCGAGCTTCCAATGAAACCCTACGACCTCAACCGCACCAAGCTGCTCAACGAAGCGCCCAGGCTGATCCAATGGGCCATAGCCAAAGGCCTGATGTCCTACCCGATAACCACAAAATACCACGAGGACGGCTCAATCAACCCAGACATCGAGGAAGAGATACACGTCAACCCCGATCAGTATACCCCAGAGTTCTGTCAGCGTGCCTACGAACTTAGGCAGCTAGGCCTTACACTGGACGACACCGCCAAAGCAATTGGTGTATCAAGAGGATCAATCACATACATATTAGCTAAAGGTCACGAAGCAATACTCGCATCCGACAGAATCAAACACGATTTGAAAAAGCCATGAACAATCCCACAGCAGCAATCAACATGAATGACCCGTTCATCCACGCTCCACAGGCTACAGCCGTGGTGCATGAACCGACTACATCAGGCACAAGGCCCTCGATACACGTCAGCCTGTATGCATACGGTGGTATCAGTGCAGCCTGTCTTATGTCCTGGGTAGGACTAACAGCCACCTTTAGTACGTCAGATAGACAGACAGATCTACGAACCATCCGCGAGGATGCACTGATCTCCCGAAGCCGTTGCCGTGCTACCAAATGGTTCCTAGACAGTGGCAAGGACGTATGGATCCAGATCGACCACGATATCGAGTTTGAC